TATAGCTCATAGCTTAATCCTTACTCAGAACTCTCGTCTTCAATTCTGGGATCAATCCAATCTGGATTAAGTGTCCAAGTAGCACCATCAAAAAACCATTTATTTCCGTACCACTCTTCTTCAGGGCCAGTAATGTTTTCATACAAAGTGCAATCACTTGTTGAATGACATCCTACAATAAAATCTAGTTTTTCTTCTGGGCCAACATCAATTTGCGTTTCTTTCATAATGACACGTTTGTCATCTTCAAAAAGAAATTTACTCAAGTTCGTTACGTTTTCTACAATTGTTTTCATTATGATGCTCCATTTAATATTAGTTGGGTGGTTGAAATAGCTCTACCTGCTGGGACAGAGCTTGAGGTAGTAGTAATAGTTCCGTCATTTTGGACGTAATATGTTGAGCCTGTAACAAAATTTGCCGTAGCACCCGCAGTTGCTGCTACGATAGCTGTTCCATACTCAGAATTAGGAACGTCTCTGTATACAATGACAGCTTGATTAGTTGTCGGATCAAAAGTGCTACCAAGTTGATCCCCTCTAGTTGCCCATGTACTGCTTGTACCGAATGTAATAGAGGTGCCAGAAACAGTTCCAGAAATTGCAGTGCCTGCATAAGAATTGCTTTGGTCAGTCCACGCCACTATTATTTTCGATAGGTTGCTATCAAAAGTTGTTGTAGTTCCATTTGTTACAGATGATCCATTAAATTCTACTAGTGAACCAAAAGTGATAGATGATCCAGAAACCGTACCTATCGCGCATTTACCACGATTGTCACCTTGATCTTGAAACGACACCACCACTTTGTTGTTTGTTGTATCAAAAGCAGCTGAAATTTCTGCGGAAGGATTACCACCCCCGAACGTCCCATCCGTGCCAAATGAAATCCAAGGTGATGAACCCAGAACGGTTCCAACAAAGCCTTTTCCTTGACCTTCATTAGTAAGTATAACCACTTTGTTGTTGCTTGAATCAAACACTATGGCGTTTGGTCCGTTACTTCCAGTATTAGCAACGACAGGAGTTTCAAAAGTTATAGACGTTCCAGAAACTGTTCCTACAGCAGATGTTAAATTGTTGCTATTTCCAAAATCTCTATAACAGCAAACTATTTTGTCTGTGTTTGTGTCGTATGTAACAGCAACAAATAAAACAGTATTTGTGGTAAAAGTTGCTGAACTTCCAAAAGTAATACTGTTGTCAGACGGATCAACAGAACCAACAATCCCTCTTCCATCACCAGCTTGGTCATCTGCAAAACAAATGACAACTTGATTGGTATCAGGGTCAAATGTGATTGCACAATATTTAACTTCAGTTGCAAAAAATTGTACTGGGCTTCCAAAACTTATAGAATTACCAGAAACCGTACCCACTGCAACATAGCCTTTTCCACCATCGCCCTGATCTGAATAAGCTACTACCACTCGATTTGAATTTGAATCGTATGTTGCTGCATTAAATTGAGATTCAGCCGACTCATAAGTTTGTGAACTACCATAAGTTTCAACAGAAGTTATTGTTGATGACGTTGCAACACCACCTTGAGGATTGACTTTGCCTGTAGCTGTATTGGCTATGGCCTCAGATGTTATGCCTATGAAGTTTGATGCGTTGGTGAAAGAATGAGCGTTGCGTAATACAATGGAAGTGCCGTAATTAGAGTTCCCTTCATCTCTGTAAACAATAACCACTCTCCTTAGATTACTATTAAAAGCTGTTGATAAATTATTAGTAGTGGCAGGATTAAAAAGTGTTTCTGACCCAAAACTTATAGATGTGTCGCTTACTGTACCTAATACAAATGTTCCGTGTCCAGAGTTTCCATCATCTTCGTAAGCAATAACTACTTTACTAGCACTAGTGTCGTAAACAACTGAAGTCATCTTAGTAGGAGCATTGTTGAACACTGCAGCCGAACCGAAACTTATAGAGTCATTAGATGAATCTACAGTACCTACAACGGCCTTACCTTTTTGAGTGTTATTATCATCAGCAAATGAAATAACAACTTTATTAGAATTATTGTCAAAAGTAGCTGCTATTTCATCAGCACGGCTATTTATAAAAGGCGAAGATGATCCAAAATTAATTGAGTCGCCGCTTATTGCTCCTACAATAGCCGTCCCATAAGAAGAATTTCCATCATCTCTATAAGCTATAACTACTCTATTATTACTGGTATCAAAAGTAGCTGCAAAAAATTTTGAAATTGCACTTTCAAAAACCTCTGGCGTACCAAAACTAATTGAGTCGCCGCTTACCGTTCCTACAACAGCCGTACCGTAGTCAGAGTTTCTTCCATCCTGATATGCAATAACTACTTTGTTAGAATTAGAGTCAAAGGTAGCAGAATTAAAGTTAGCCTGATGATTAGAACTAGTAAAAAGCGTTGGTGACCCAAAACTTATAGAGTCATCAGATGAGTCTACACTTCCTACAATAGCCGTCCCGTAATCATTATTTCCATCGTCTCTATACGCAATAACTACTTTATTAGAATTAGAGTCAAAAGTAGCTGTTATGTATACACTCGGTGCACTTTCAAAAACCTCAGGAGTGCCAAAATTTATAGTCGTATCGCTTAACGTTCCTACAATAGCAGTTCCGTATCCAGTGTTTCCACTGTCTCTATAAGCAATAACTACTCTATTATTACTGGTATCAAAAGTACAAGCTGTATATTGTGTGTTGGCAAATTCAAATACAGTTTCTGAACCTACTTCCTCAGTTACACTTGTAGATTCTACAGCCTCAACCTTCCCATCGGCTTTCAGAGCCACCGTCTGACCACTAGGTAAAGTTCCAGAAGCTATAGCATCAAATTCTTTGGCACCGCCACCTGAAGGTAATAATTCGGATAAATTTGTCACGAGTTAAACTCCAAATTAATGCTTGTTGTAGACAACGCCTTGCCAATTCTTGTACCAGCAGAATTAGTGCTAATTGTTCCGTCACTTTGAACATAATAGACGTTGTTAGGTGTTAAATTTTCTAGTATCCCTGCCAACGCTAAAACTTGAGAAGTGCCTTTGTTGCTGTTGCTTTCATCTCTAAATGCAAATACCGATCTATTAATTGAACTGTCGTAAGCAACATCTAAACTTCCGTCTCCTACACCATTACTTGTTGAAAATATAGTTGGAGTTTCAAAAGTGATGTCTGTTCCACTAACCGTTCCTACAACATATTTTAAATCTGTTTGATTTTCGTCATAAACTATAATTACTTTGTTAGCAGTGCTGTCAAAAGCTATAGCTTTGTATCTAACAACGTTGCTTGGTTCAAAAGTTGCTTCTGATCCAAAAGTAATAGCTGTGCCACTGATCGTTCCTACTTTTGCTCTGCCTAGATAAGTGCTTGCAGGGCCACTGTATAAAACTACAATTTTGTTACTATTGCTGTCAAAAGTCACAGGGAGTGAGTAGTTAGTATTATTTGCACCTGAAAAATCAACTTTACTACCAAAAGATATACCTGTGCCGCTGACCGTACCTACAATTGCTGTACCGCGACCAGTATTAGTACCATCTTGAAAAGTTATAACTACTTTATTATTAGAGCTATCAAATGTAGAACTTTGATTTGCTAAGTCACCATTGACATACACAGATTCTGCCCCAGTAAAACTTATACTGTTATCAGATGGATCAACAGTTCCTACTCGTGCTATTCCTTGAGGACTAGGATAAATTCTATAACCTACTACAACTTTATTATTAGAACTGTCAAAAGTACATGTGTTAAAAGAACAAGTTGCGCTTTTATACACAGAGGCAGTTCCAAAATCTATACTATTATCACTTGGATCAACTGACCCTACAATAGCAGTTCCATATTCATTAGCAGGTGTCCCTGTGAAGGCAATGACAACTCTATTAGAGTTACTATCAAAAGTTATATCCATATAAGAGGCAGTACCAGTGTTAAATACTTCCTTAGTTCCATATTGAACTGATGAACCAGAAACCTCTCCCACAATAGCCGTTCCATAATTCAAATTACTATTGTCTGCAAATATAACAACAATCCTATCAGAATTGCTGTCATATACAACTTTGCTATAATTTGTAGTTCCATCATTAAAAAGCTGTGCCGATCCAAGTGAGTTGGATTGACTCGTTGCTTGTGCTATGCCTATTCCACCCTTAATCGTCACAGAACCTGTGGCAGTGTCAGCTATTGCTGCATCGGTTATGCCTATGAAACCTGATGCGTTACTAGACTCAGGTTGAAATACAACTGAACCAGCGTACCCTGTGTTTTGTTCATAATAAGTCACAACAACTTTTTTATTAACGCTGTCGTAAGCGTTGGTGAAGGCATTAGTTGAAGCATTTCTAAATGTAGTTGGTGAACCAAAAGTTAAAGTTGTTCCTGAAACACTTGCTGCAACTACAATTCCATATTGGTTTGTGTCTGCATAAGATACTACAAGTTTTTGAGCAGTGGTGTCATATACTGCGCCTACCCCATAAGTTGTATTGGCGTTAAACACAACTTCAGTTCCAAAAGTCAAGGTGCTCCCACTAAGCGTAGCAGCAATTGCTGATCCATGATTAGAATTATATGAATTACGAAAAGTTAAAAACACAGTATTGCTTGCGTTATCAGAAGATAAATTAGTATATTCAGCTTGACCCGTTGTAGAACCGTTTAAAGTCATTAGTGTTGGAGTTCCAGCAGTTACAGTCGTTCCACTCGTTGTTGGCACTTGATAATAAACTTGTTGTGTAACGCTAGTTTTGTTGTAAACCATAACATATGAACTGGTGGTGGTGTTATAAGTAAGGGCTGGAAAACTAGTGCCATTACTATCAAGTTGTGTTTCGCTACCGAAACTAATAGAGGTGCCGGAAACTGTTCCTACGGCACCGTAAGGTAGTCCTGAGGCACCATTGTCTTTGTAAACTACTAAAAATGTTCCTTGATCTGGATTAAAAACAGCAGTTATGTCTTCGGTGCTTCCGGAATTAAAAGTTGTTTGACTTCCAGGAAAACTAAGGGTACTGCCAGTAAAAGTTCCCACTCTAGCTTGACCATGAGATGATGAATTAACATTTTGGAAAAAGACCACTATTTTGTCGTTAGTAGTGTCATATCCAATTGAATGCGGAATTATAAAATTGCTTTGGAAAAGAACTTGAGTTCCAAACGTAATCGTATTATTTGATGGATCTACTTCTCCAACAACGCAATATCCGTAGTAGTTATCATTCCCATCATAATAAGCAACAACAACTCTCTGTGAGTCTGGATCATAAACTGATCCATAAGCAGTTGCAGATGGTGAAGTATTATTTGATGTTGCCCACTGATTAGTCGCACCTATTGCTTGACTTGTAGTTCCAACAGCTTCTACCTTGCCGTCACTTTTTAACGCTACCGTTTGACCATTGGTTAACGTACCAGAAGCTACAAAATCGACATTCTTACCACCAGACCCTGCGGGTAAAAGCTCAGATAAAGTGCTCATGTCAAATCCCTTATGTTAAGAGTCGTAGCACTGACAGCCTGACCAACAAACGTACTTGTAGACGTTGTTCCTAACGTGCCATTTGATTGAATATAATATTTACTAGCAATGGTTAATGAAGTCTGTTGAGAGTTTATACCACCCAACATATCTATATTTCCTGTGGCAGTGTCTGATATAGCTTGACCTGCTAATCCAATAAAACTTGAGATATTGTCAGAAGCTACATTGTAAAGGACATATTTGCCATAATAAGGACTAGGTTCTTCTCTATAAGAACCAACAAATTTGTTGATTGTTGGAACAAAAATAAGACTATTACATATACCTTTAGTGTCGCTTAATTTGAATTGTGTAGCAAAAGTAATTGCTGTTCCGTTAACAGTTCCTGCACTAACATACGGTTTATCATCTCCCCCATTGTATCTAAACATAACAACAACTTTGTTTTGTGTAGAATCAAACGCACAGGACATAGCACTGGCATTAAATGAACTACTTGAAGTAGCAGTAAATTCAACAGGTGTTCCAAAAGTAGCTAATCCTACATTAGCAGCATAAGTTGGAGTTCCTACCACTCCGTACCCATCTCCATTATTAGCATTTGAATAAAACACAACAATTTTGTTAGAATTTGTATCAGCTACACTTGTAATATTAGTGTTTTGAATCCCAAAACTGTTGTCCACTAGTATATCTGTACCCGTATTCCAACTTGTTCCAGCCACTTGACCAACATTACAATAAAGATGGTAACTTTGATCTTTTCTCGCAAAAAAGACGGTGACACTATTTGAATTTGGTTCATAAACACAAGAAGTCCAATAATGCACCTGCCCTGTTGCACCTACATTTCCAAAAGTACTAGTTGATCCAAAACTTACACTCGTTCCCGAAATTGTACCTGCAAGACCACGACCAAAATCCCCCGTAGTAGTCATATAACTAAAAACAACTTTTTCATTTGTACTGTCGTAAGTGCTTGAAATACCCTGAACAGGCTCAGAGTTAGGAAAACTAGCTTCGGCTCCAAAAGTTAAAGAATTGTCTGACGGATTTACTGTTATAACGTAAGCTCTTCCATAATTTGATGCTCCACCATCTCGAAAGCCAACAACTGTTTTTTGAGCTGCAGCATGATAAACAGCAGAAATAAACTCACTATCAGCACTATTGATGACAACAGGTGTTCCGAAATTTGTTAGCCCAGAGGCAGTAGGTGTAGAAACTACGCCTGTTAAATATTGAGTACTAGTTGTACTAGCATAAAATTGAACTACTCTGTCTGCATTTATATCGTAAACTGATGTAATTGTGCTTTGATTTGAACCATCCCAAATTGAAGTGCTTGTAAAATCTGCTTCAGTTGTTGCTGCTTCGGCAGTTGCTGTTATTGCCTCTACTTTACCGTCTGATCTCAAACCTACAAGTTGACCATTAGTTATCGTCCCAGAAGCAGTAAAGCTCCCTACGTTCTGACCACCGCCAGAGGGTAATAGCTCTGACAGATTGCTCATTAGACACTCCAACCAATCGTTGCATCCATATAAGTCATAGTAATTTGTGCAAAGTTTTTGTCAAAAGTTAAATCTGTTGCAGAACTGGCAATGTTTGAACCGTTTCTTGCTACTGTAAAGTTAGTTGTTGCTGCAGCACCTGTTCCGTCTTTTATAACTACAAAGTCACCTGCACTTGGACTACTTGGGAGCGTTATGGTAATTGACCCTGCTAATGCTACAAGAAACTGGGATGACGTTGCTGTGGTGTTGCCACTAACAATTGTAGGAGCGTCTATGCCCCCAGTAGCTGATGTCCAAGTCGTACCATTTGACTTTAGAACATTACCACTTGTGCCCGGAGCGACAAAGTTCGGAGCACCTGTACCGTTACCAATGAGAACATTATTTGCAGTCAATGGTGCGCTTTTTACTAACTTTCCTGTAGTTCCGTCAAACGCGACCATGGCCCCATCTGTTGCCGAAGCTGGACCTGCAACGTCACCAACGGTGCCTGCAGTCGATGCTATCGTTTTAACAACCCCTGACGAATTTTTGAAAAACAGTTTTTCGTCATTGGTGTTGATGGCTAATTCCCCATCTTGTAGGTCACTAGCTTGTGGCTGATTTGAAGATGTTGAACTTCGATATAACTGAATAGGTGTAA